GGGCGCACTCGGCTTCTTGCTTGGAGGGGAGCCGAAGCCGGTGCGCCCTTGTGCAAAGGAGCATTATGAAGAAAATTGAAAAGCAAATCGAAACTTACCTTGATTGGTGCAAGAATGTGCGCAAGCTCAGTCCGGTCACCATGGAGCGCAGGAAATGCTTTTTCAGGTATTTCCTTAATGAAGTGCCTGCGCAAAGCCTGCAACAATTATCCAACCAAATGATTGAGGACTTTGTAAGGAATGGCAATTGGACCGGAAGCACGACCAACGAGTATATTGTCGAAATTAAAACCATGCTTCGGTTCTTTAAGAAGCGCGGCGAGAAGCTTCGCCATATCAACCTTGAGCAAATAGTCAGGGTGAAAGAAACCCCGCGCCGAAAAGTATTCTATACGAGGGAGCAAATCGACGGAGTGCTGGATGATTGCGACGAATTGGAGTGGTTGCTGATCCGGCTGTGCTTCGACTGCGGGTTTAGGATCCACGAGCTGGCAGCACTCCGGCTCGAAAATATCGACGGCTGTAAAATTGCTTTTATCGGGAAGGGGCGCAAAATCCGTGAAACCTATATGAGCCACGAAGCACGGAAACGGCTGGACGAGTGGATTGAGGACCAAGGCATCACGGATTATCTGTGGGTCAAATATTACAAAGGTGCGCCGGCAAAGGCTCGCACCAAGGAGTCATTGAGCGCAATTATGCGAGGTGCTTTTTATCGGAATGGCTACACCGATTTTCATCCGCATGCGCTGCGCCATTCATTCGCGACCGAAATTTGCCGGAACGGTGCGCCGCTCGAAGTCGCGAAAGAAATGCTGGGTCATGCAAATATTCAGACCACCATGCGATATGTGCACTCATTAGAAGGTCACCTTGAGGAAATGTTTATCAAGTACCGGTACAATGTAGCGGTCCATTAATATCGCACGAAAAATCAACACTATTATGTGCAATTAGTGTTGATTTTTTATTTCGTTTGTGGTAAAATGAAAGTAGGTTTGGATAATGGAAAATCCAAAGGAACTTATAAAATCGGGTGAAAATGACCTTGAGAATATAAGTTTTTCTTACTTTATCACAAAGTAAGAAAAAGTTGTACCCCTTAAGGTCGAAAAAATCGACCTTTTTTTAATGCTCGATGAGGATGGAATTCGAGTTCACAAAATTGCATCTTCATGCAGGCTCTTAAAAACTGGTGACGGAAACTCGGCAGGCTCGATATAGCTGCGTAGGAAAACGAAAGTCACCAAAGGGTCACCAAATATCAAACCAAAGAAAGGAGCACAAATGCTTAGAAAAATTAGGAAAATCGCAAGCTTAGCAATCGGCATTCCGGCTGGGCTTGTCGCCTTTAGCGAAGTCGAGGACTTGCGCTATTGGTGGGTTCCATTCGTAGCGATGGGAATTGTGGTTGCAGTTCTCGCGTGGAATGGAGTGTTTAAGAAGAAGGAGGGTTATGGCGAATAATAAAATCTCTCTTGCAAACTATGTGAAGCAGGACGCTGTGAGCCAACGCTTGAACGATCTGCTCGGTAAGCGTGCGCCACAATTCGTCACCAGCTTGGTATCCGCTGCAAACAATGACAAGAACTTGGCAGCATGCGAACCGCAAAGCGTGGTGACCGCAGCACTCACCGCTGCTTCGCTCGATTTGCCAATCAATTCAAATCTCGGCTTTGCTTACCTAATTCCTTATACATTGGACAGGGGTAAAAAGACCGAGAGGACCGAGTGCCAATTTCAAATGGGCTACAAAGGTTTCATTCAGCTCGCTCAACGCTCTGGTTTCTACAAAACAATCAATGCCACGGATGTTCGCGAAGGCGAAATCTTAAAGCACGATCGCTTGTCTGGTGAAATTGAATTTGCGTGGATTGATGACGATGTAGAACGCGAGAAAAAGCCGGTAATTGGTTATATTGCCTATTTCCGCCTACTTAGTGGCTTCGAAAAGACCTTTTATTGGACGAAGGAAAAGTGCGAAGCTCATGCGAAAAAATACTCGAAAAATTATGCGAAGTATGGGAGCGGGCTTTGGAAGGATGCATTCGACGATATGGCGAAAAAGACCGTGCTGAAACTTTTAATCAGCAAATTCGGTCCGCTCAATACGCAACTCCAAAAGGCAATCGACGAGGACCAAACTGTCGACGGCGAGTATGCGGACAATCCGCAGCAGAAGCCGGAACTCACGGAAGCTGAGGAAGCTGAAATCGTACAAGAGTCCAGTAACCTTGCCGACGAGCTAATGCAGGAGGCTGAAAATGGCGCGTAGTGGTGATGTGATTATCAAGATCAATACTGCCGACATCCTGAAGCTCGAAAAAGATGGCGAAACGATTTTGTTTAATCAGGGAGCCGAGGAAGCTATTGCGAAGCTTTTAGAAATGAAGCGCGAACTGGATGGTGCGCTCGACTATCTTGCCGGCTCAATCGAAAGGCAAGCTTTGGAGTACAATCCAAACTTTACCGGACTGAAAGGTGATCTCATCAAAATCAGCTATTCAGCTTCGGGCGCAAAGTATAAGGACTTGGGCACGGTTCGCCGTAGGTGTGAGAAGTTTTGGACCAAGAAGGTGTCTTGGCAGCTTAATTCGAAAGCTGTCGACGAATTCGTGGCGAGGCGTGGCAATTTGCCGAAAGGCATTGTCGAAATCCACCGCATGAAATCTATTCGAATTAGTGAGGTGAAAAATGATTAAGGACGGATATGGACCAATTCGTGTGTCGTATTCAATCCTGAACTCGTGGGCGCGTGGCGACGCAGAGCGAGCCATTGCGCCTTACCTAGGAGTAGAAACCGAGTCGACACCAGCGATGGAATATGGCAAAAAGAAGCACGAGCAGTTTGAAAGGATGGCTCGAAGGACAAAAAGGTTACCGGCTGTATTTGGTGGTAGAAAACTCAATTCACCATCATTCGAACTATCGACCAAGCGCGTGCGCAAAGTTACCGAATGGTGCTATTTGTCTGGCGTGCTGGATGTTCTCGATGGCGATACTGCTATCGACTACAAGACCGGCGTATCGCCTGCATCGAACTACCTGAACTCGCACCAGCATGGTTGCTATCAAATCCTTTACCCGAATTTGAAACGCTTTGAGTATTGCTGTTTTAATCAGCACTTGAAAAAGGGTATGGATGGGCGTGTGACGGTCGGCATAGCGCATCTCACGCGCAAGACGCTCGAAGATGCAATCAACTGGGTACTGACGAATGCGGCTGAACTGCGGGAGTATTTAATCAATAACGGTTACAGCGACAAGCTGGACCAAGGAAAGGGACTAGAATGAGTAATCTTAGCAATTTGACGGAAACCTTTGCCGAATTCATTGTAAGAAACAATCTAGAGGGCGATTATCGGCGTTGCGAGTGCTTCGCCGAGTGGATGTACGAAGATATGCCTTTGGGACATGCGGAACCAACCGAAGAGGAAGGCGACATCATTATGAAGCATTTGACGATGGCTGCGGAAGAGCTTGAGCCGAAGGCGATGAAGCTGGTCGAGGAATGGAACCGCGATGCTCGCGAGGAGTATCGAGAACGAGAGGAGGCAAGGCGTGGGCAATACTAATTTATGGTTCAAGGATTTGACCGTTGGTGAGGCTCGTGCGTTGAATGAAGCAGCGCGTGGGTTCTGCGGGTTAGAAGCGACATCAGAAGTGGGAGAGGAGGCGTGAAAGAGGACGAATATCGAACAATTGATTACTCTGGGCGATGGTATGCCGAAAAGCTACGATCGCCTGGGGTATGGAAGGTGCTAGGCGTATACGCCACAAAAGAAGAAGCCGAAAAGGCAATAAATCAATCAAAGGAGGTAAAAAATGGGGATTTTCAGAAAGAAAAAACAGGGTCCGAAGTTCTTTGAGGAAGAACCCGCGGAAGCGAAATTTAGCGTCCTCGCGGACTTCGTCAAGGATCTAGAAACCAAAGCCGACTTCAATAAAGCCATTGGCGCAATGGAGTCGATTTTTAATGCCTATCAAAAGCTGCGCGGCATCAAGACTGACGACGATGCAATTGCCGAGCCGGAATTTATGTTGCACGAAAAGGAGGGCTAGTGACGAAATAGACACCATTATTGAGCTAAGATGTAATTTAATAATTTGGTTTTGCCCTGCCCCTACCCATGAAGAGCACGCTAGTACAAGCTTGCGGGTTAGAAGCCGTCCAGATTGTGTAAAATGTATGACCTTAATCTTAAATGACGGCAGTGCAGGATATGCTTTGCGCTGTTATGAGCATATCCGCCGGCTCTGGAACAGTAGAAGCCACACTCGCAGTGTGTAGGCGACTAGGCACCTTTGCATGAGCCAAGGGGGTTTGTACCCACCCGATTTCAAACTCCCGTTAACGACACTCTATTCGGCTCGCAGAACTTGTTTTTCCACCTAGCGTGGGGAGGATGGGTGGGGACTGGGCAAAATCAAGAAAGAAAGGTGAGAAAATGAAAAAAGTTAGCAAAATCACGGAACAATTATGGCGGAAAGTGAAAGCCGCCGACAAAACTTGTAAAGACGATGCGCCAACCGCCAAGAAATTCGGCATCGGCGTGTCGACTGCATGCCGTATTCGCAAAACTGAAAGCTATGATGAGTATGTGTTCAAATATGCCGGAAACCACGACAAGAAGCCGAAAATTGAGGTTCTGGATGATGAGCATGACGACATTGTCGACGAGATTGGCGTGGCGAAGCTTGAACTTATAACCGGAATTGAGGATGCGACACGAAAGCTGGGTTGGTTGATGTTGCTGGTCGGCTTAGCCGCTGTCATTGCCCTGCTAATTTTTAAGTAGTCGAAAGGAGGTAAATAGTGATGGATAGGGTTAGAGATAAAAATACCGGCGAAATTGCCTTAGCTAATTTTAGCGATCCTAATGCCGGTGCAGGTGTGATAGTTTATGCTCTGCCGGCACACGATTACGAAATTATGGGTCGAGTAATCGCTCGATATAAAACTCGCAAAGGGTTTTGGAAAAGATGGGAGGTACAAAAATGATGCCGATTTGTTCGTGCAAAAATTGCGAAAATGTTGCAGAGCTTTATATTGGTAAAATACGCCAAGATGCAGATGATACCTGGGAAAACCCTGTATATGTCTGCAAAGAGTGTCTAAAGAAGTTGCAGGAGATAATGCCTGTTTTGGAGGAAGAAGATGACCGATGAAGAAAAACGCAAGAATGAGATGATGAGCAAATTGCGAACCATTCATTCGTCTGCAAATTTGCAACCGCATGAGCGTGTGTGGATTATGCAGGTAATTGATTATATTAAGGAGGCAAAATGAAAAAGGTTGAGCATGCTGTCGAGTATAAGCCACTAGACGAGCTATGCCATTTGGAGCGAAATCCGCGCAAAATCAGCAAAGAAAATATGGAAAAGCTTGTGAAATCTATCAAAGCCAATCCTGACTATTTCGAGGCGCGACCTATTATCTGCTCTGACCGAACCGGTAAGCTGGTAATCATTGCCGGCAATCAAAGACTTCGCGCCGCAAAGACGGCGGGGCTGTCTGAAGTGCCGGTGGTGGTTTTGCACGGGCTAAGCGAGGAGCGTGAGCGAGAAATCACCATTCGTGATAATGTTGAGCTGGGCGAATGGGATTTAGATTTGCTAGAGAGCGATTGGGATGCGGAGGATTTGAGCGAATGGGGCGTGGATGAATTCAAACCGCACAAAGAAATCATCGAGGACGAACCTGACCCGATTGACGAAGAGAATACCTATTCGGTGGTCGGTGATATTTACCGCTTGGGCGACCATCTGGTATTTTGTGGCTCATTCGATGACGACGAAAAGGTGCGGAAGCTGTTTGGCGACAAGCAGGCGACCTGTACATTTACGGATCCGCCGTACAATGTGGCGTATAAGTCTGCAGACGGCAAATCAATCAAGAACGACAAAATGGCGCGGGAGGATTTTCTCGATTTTCTGAGTCGAGCGTTCAATGTCGTTGCTGAAAATACAGCCGCGGGGGGGGGGCGTAATTAGTTGGATGAGTGACCGAGAGCTTTTCACTTTGTGGGATGCATTCAATGCCAACGGGCTGAAATTTCGCCAGCTCATCGTGTGGGTGAAAGACCGCTTTACCCTTGGGCATGCTGATTTTCAATATGCGACCGAGCCGGCGATCTACGGCGTGGCGGAAGGTTCGTATGACAAGGATAATCCGACAGACGATGGGGAAGGGCAGGTTGCGCTCTATGCTCGTGGTAATGGCAAATTCCAAAATAATCGGAAGCTATCGAATACTTGGTTCTTTGCAAAGCCAAACGCTAGCAAGGAGCATCCAACCATGAAACCGGTGGGATTATGTGCAAAAGGTGTGCTGGCAATGTCCGAGGTGGGTGATATTGTGTTCGACCCATTCCTAGGCTCTGGTTCTACATTAATTGCTTGCGAGCAAACCGGACGCAGGTGCTTTGGGTGCGAATTGGACCCGAAATACTGCGATGTAATCCGAAAACGCTGGTATAAATTTACGCATGGCGATGAAGAAGGCTGGCAGGAAGGAACGCCAGCAATATGAAATTAAAACTACCGACATCTATCGAAAAGCTTAAAAGCGGACCGCATAAGCGGGATATGATAAGATGGTATAAGAAGAGGATGAGAAATGAGCGAAAAAATAATAGACGGGAAAAAGTATATTCATGACCCGACCGATGGCACCTATGTGCGTGAGGTAGAAAAGCCGAAGCGCAAGGTCGCCAAGGCAAAGAAACCCGAACGCGCAAAGGCTAAAAACGAGGCGAAAACGCGGAAGATGCCAGACGGTGTTCGTTTTTCGAGCGAGAACCAACCAAAGAAAAATGGTAGAAAAAAGAAGCTCGCGACCGTCTTGAAAGAATTGGGGCGAGAAGTTTCGCCGGGAGTCGAGGCACGGATTTATGAGGTAATGCTGGAAGCGATTTGCTGTAAGTCTGACGCAGATGCGCAGGAACGGCTGAAAAAGGCGGAAGAGGACCAGCCGGAATATGGCTGGATCTACCAGCGTGTGATTTTGGCGGTGAAAAAAGAAGGGCTGTCGGCTATTCTCGAAGTATTAGATCGCATTTTCGGCAAGAAAAGCCGTGTCGACTTGACTTCTAACGGTCAAACCATCGCGCCCGTGGCATTGGTAGAATTTCTGGAGAGTAAGGACGACAATGCAACCGGAAAAAGTAAAAGTTCAACTACCAAGTGAGTTTAAGCCGTTGTCTGAGGATTGGTGGCGGTATGCCGTCATCGAAGGCGGGCGTTATTCCCTGAAATCTCATACAGTGGCACGAATTCTGCTATTATGGGGGCGTGCAAAGGAAGCGCGCATTGCGTGCCTGCGTCAATTCCAAGCCAACATTTCGGACTCCAGCTATCAATTGCTGGTCGACTTGGCTACGCAGTATGGTTTTACTGATTACCGGTGGACAGAAAAAGAAATCACGAATACCGTGACGAATTCTAAGATTATTTTCAAAGGTCTGGAAAAGAACACCGAGGCGACGATTAAGGGTCTTGAGGGTATCGAGTATGTCTGGGTGGATGAAGCGCAGCTTATTTCCGAAAAATCGCTGCGTATTTTGATACCTACAATCCGCAAGGCTGGCTCGAAAATTATTTTCACGCTCAACCGTATAACCGATTTGGATCCGGTCATCAAGAAATTCATCACGGACCCGCCGAGAGAAGATGTGTGGCACTTAAAGACCGATTATCGAATTGCCGAGAAGTATGGGTGGCTGTCGCCAGAAATCAAACGCGAAATCGAGTATACGAAGCTTTATGAGCCGGAAGTCTATGCTCACGATTATTTGGGGCAAGCTCTAAATCAGACAGACCGCAATATTATCACCGCAAAGCAGGTCATGGAAGCTATGACGCGGGAAGTTGTGCCGGAAGGCGGCGTAGAGGTTGGCGTGGATGTGGCTCGTATGGGTAGTGACCGAACCGTCTTTGTAAAACGAAAAGGTTTCAAAGAAATGGACCGTGCGACCTTTACGAAGCTACGAACTACCGAAATCTGCGACCATCTTGAGAACTTTATTGGTCAGGACAAGGATGTCATTATCAAAATTGACGACACCGGTGTCGGTGGTGGTGTAACCGATGAAATGGTGAAGCGTGGCTACAATGTATTCGCTATCAACTTTGGTGCAAAGGCACGAAATCCCGACAAATACCCGAATTTAATTAGTGAGGCGTGGTTCGAGCTGGCGCATAATATTGACCAAATTCAACTACAAGAAAACAAGGACTTATTAACGGAGCTATCGAGCCGCGAGTGGGGTATGGATGCAAAAGGTCGGCGAGCCGTGGAAAGCAAGGACGCTTATAAGAAGCGTGGGTACAGGTCACCGGATGAAGCTGATGCGACGATTTTGGCGTTCTATGAGGTTGGCATGATTAGTAATGATGATTTTGCGGTGGCGGGTGATTATTCTGCGCCGCAAGACGACGATGATGATAGTTGGGGTTACGATTAATTGTGTTATAATGGACTTATGGACACAGCGCAAGGCTGTGTTTTTTTAATTGTTAAGAAAGGATTAGTATGAATGATCTACCAAACCCTGTGACGACCGTCGAAAATCAACTCGCGGCGATTGCAGGTGATGAAAATGCAACTCTGCCGGAACCTGTGACTCGCGTGGAGATGTATCTCGATTATATTGCGAAAAATGGCATGGGCGGAAATGGTGCCGGTGCTCATAATACCATGGTTAGAGGCAAAGACCTTATGGAAGTCTTTGGTGAAACAGGTGACACGGTCGCCGATGTGGTCGCCAAGATTTCGAACCAAATTTCGACCGGTGATTTCTCGAATATCTTTGTGGGTGACTATATCACGGCTACGGTTCAAGTCGGCACGAACGCAGCAGAAGAGCTTGATTTTGTGGTTGCTGGCATTGATACCCAGCTTGGCTGTGGCGATACTGAAACCACCGCTCACCATCTATGCATGGTGCCGGATACCGCATTCAAAGAATTGGCTGTTATGAATACAACCGATGCCGATACCGGAACTTATGGCTATTATGGCTCTGAAATGCACGGTCGCATCACCGTTACGCAAACGGTCGGCTCTGGTCTTACTTCTTTGGTTGCCGATTATGATACTTTCCATGAGTCAAACCTTGGCGCAACATCAACCGGCGATGATGGTGTATTATTTGTGCGCAATAGCTCAGGTAAATGGGAATATAATGGCACGGATGTTGGTGCTAATCTTAATAATTATGGTATTACTTATAGCGGCACTCCAGCATCTGGTGATACGCTTAAAGTTGTATTTACTATCGGTAATCTCGAAGCTTACCGAAAAGCTATCTATGATGTCGTTGGCAAAGCCCATGTTCTCAGGCATCGCGAGTATATGACCACTGCGACTTCTGCGAATGCCTGGCACTGGGCGCGTGTCGAGCTTATGAACGAGAGTATGGTTTATGGGCAAGTGGTCCGCGCGACTAATAGCAATGGTGAGTGGCTTAATAGTTCGCAATTGCCATTGTTTGCCGCGCAGCCTAACCGGAAAATTGCGCACAAAGGCAAGGGTGGTTCGCGCAACGCCGCTTGGCTGTCGTCTATTAGCAGCGGGACTTCCTTCTGCAATGTCAGCAACAGCGGTTATGCCAGCAACGGCGCGGCTCATTACAGTGGTGCCGTCCGCCCGTATTTCCTGCTATCCTAAATCCGACCCCCTTTATGGGGGTCGGTGTATTGATGCACCGCAAAGTCCTAAGGACCGCCTATTTCGGGCGGTCTTTGTGGTAAAATAGAAATGAGGAGGTAAAATGAATGTCGGTAATCAAGAACAAACGCAGTTTGTCCGAGCTTGAGTTCTTTCACAATGCAATTAAGCTTCGAGAAGAAATGACCGATTTGCTACTTCGCGATTTTGGGGTGAAAGCGAGAAAGAAGGACCCGCAAATATTCCCGAAACGCTACTCCATGGACAAGGATGATGGCGAAGCGTTTATGAAACTATGCGAGAAGTATAAAATCGTGTCAATCATCGAAACCTACCCCGATTGGCTGATTAATGATTTCAGAACCAGCATTTTGAAAAATCTGCGCGAACTTATGGCAAATATCACCGCCGCCAATTCAATCTATCCTGTTTGTATGGCGGAATGGGAGGAGCGAAGGCTTTATCAAGACCGCGCCATCGGTAACTGTGAAATCCTATTTCAAGAAATGGCGTACGCTCTATCGATATTGCCGGTCGATGTTGACAAGTATATGAGGTATGTGGATATAATCCAACGCCAAATTGCCTTGCTCAAGGGGTGGCGAAAGTCGGATAATAAGCTGAAAGCTCGATTGCTCAAGAAGAAATGATTATCGATGGGGTGTTTTCCAATTCGCGCAACAACGCTTGGCTGTCGTCTATTAGCAGCGGGACTAACTTCTGCAATGTCAACAACAACGGTAATGCCAACAACAACGCGGCTCATAACAGTAATGCCGTCCGCCCGATTTCGTGTATCCGTGCTAAGTGTAGGTTTAATGCCGACACGGAATTACAGGAAAGGGGAAAATATCCCTCCGCAAGGTAAATAAATATCTTGACGCGGTCAGATAAGTCTGTCACCGCTGTAAGCGAGATATAAGCAAAATGAGTAATTTAGATGCGATTTCTGATCCAAACAATTTACTAGACGCTTTTCGTAAAGCGTCCAATGGCAGTATTTGGAAAAGCTCGGTCCAGAAGTATGAAATCAACCTTTTGAAAAATATTCGGCAGACCCAGCTTGATTTGCAAAACAATAACTACCGTCAGGGCGAATTTTTGGAGTTTGAGCTGAATGAGCGTGGGCATAATAGGCATATTAAGGCGTTAGGAATTGCGGACAGGGTCGTGCAGCGTGCACTATGCGACGAGGTGTTAATGCCACAATTGGGCAAGTATTTGATTTATGATAATGGCGCATCGCAAAAGGACAAGGGCGTGGAGTTCTGCCGGCGCAGGTTGGAAGCGCACTTGCATAAGTATTATCGGAAATACGGAAGCGATGGTTATTTTCTGCATATCGATTTTCGCAAGTTTTTCGACAATATTCGCCATGATAAGCTTTTGGCTGCGTTCAGTGATAAGCTCGATGACGACAGTGTTATGCCGGTGCTCGAAAATATGGTGCAGTCATTCAAAATCGACATTTCGTATTCTGACAAGGATTTGACCGACCAAGTGTTTAATTCGATGGAATACGCTAAAATTCCCGCCGATCTAAAAACCGGCAAGCGGTATATGGCAAAGTCTATGGGTATTGGCTCGCAGGTGTCGCAAGCTGCGGGCGTGTTTTTCCCTACGAAAATCGACACCTATTGCAAAGTGGTCAGGGGTTGCAAGTTCTACGGTCGTTATATGGACGACATCTACATTATTCACCACGACAAGGAGTTCTTGCGTAGCGTTTTGGACGGAGTGCGGGAGCAGTCCGCCGAAATTGGCTTATTTATCAACGAGAAAAAGACGCAGATATTCAAGCTGCGACACGGCTTCGCGTTCTTGAAAATAAAGTATAATTTGACCGAAACCGGTAAGATTATCAAGCGACCGGCTCGTGATAACATCACCCGTCAACGCCGAAAAATGAAAAAGTTTCGCAAATTAGTGGATGAAGGTGCAATGTCTATCGAGGATGCTCGAAACGAAGTGAAATCGTGGCTGGGTGCGAATGAAAACCTGAATGCATACCGGACTTGCCAAAATATCAGGCAATTATACAAGGATTTGTTTGGCGAATGGCTGAAGTAGTGTTATAATAAAATCAATAGACACGGCGCAAGAGCCGTGTTTTTTTAATTTGAGAAAGCCACCATGAAACTATTGAATTTATTTAAGACCAAAGAAGCAACCAAGCTTCCATCGGAAATGGCTGGTGAAGCTGGCGTGTCCGGTGATATTGTATTTTCAGGGTTCGACAACGAGGTCGAGCGACCTGATAAGCTAAAAATTAAAGACTATCGCAAAATGCGTGATACCGATGCGACGGTGGAGTCATTGCTTAATGTGGTGACCTTGCCCATTTTGTCGACCACCTTTGGCGTGAAGGCTGCGGAGGACGACGAGAACGAGGAGCAGGCGGATTTTATTCGCGCATGCTTGTTTGAGCAACCTTATCTTGGCGGTATGGAAATACCGTTTTCGCTGATTTTGGAGCAGATGTTGCACGCAATTATGGATGGGTTCGAAGTATTTGAGCGCGTCTATAAGCTCGACGAGGACGGTCGCATTGTGCTGAAAAAGCTGGCACTCAGGGACGCTACGACGATTAAAATTCGCGTGGACGACAAGGGCGGCTATGATGGTGTTAATCAGAAGGCGAATTTCGGTCTGACGCAGGTGAATGTGAACATTCCGGCGCATAAGACTTTTCTATTTACCTATGGCAAGGCGGACAGCCCATACTATGGACGCAGCGCGTTCAAGCCGTTGTACGGCAACTGGGACAAGAAGCGAAAGCTCGAATATTTGGACTCAATTGCGATCCAGAACTCTGCCGTGAAACCGAAAGTGCTGAAACGGACATCAAATGATACGATTACCGGTGGCGGTAGCAATGATACGAAGAATATTCTGCGAAAATTGGCTGCGCTTGGGCATCTCAAGCCGGCGGCTTCGATACCTTATGGGTATGATGTCACCGAATTGCAGGGTGGCGACAACCAGCGTATTAATGAGTCGATTGAACGCCAAAATAGTGAAATGGCGCGGGCTTTTCTTGCGACATTCTCGCTTCTTGGCTCGCAGGGTTCGAGTTCGGTAGGAAGCTATGCCCTATCGGCTGACCAAAGCGATCTATTTATGATTTCGCTCAAAGGTACGATGAACCTAATTGTCGACCATATTAATCAGTATTGGATTGCTGATTTGATTGATTTGAATTTCCCTGTGGGCAATCGCCACTATCCGGAGTTCTACTTTGACGATCTAACCGACGATACCATCCAATTCCTTAAAGGCATCTTTACGAAGCTTATTGAAAAAGACAAGATTTCGGACGACATTGTGGCTGGTATCGAGGAAAAAATCAAATCACGCTTCGAAATCGAACCGATAGAGCGTGAAGCTCCCGAAAATACGCCGGACGAGCCGGAAACGAAGCCAGAAACGCCCGAAACCAATGAAGAAGTAAAAGCGGACGAGAAGAAGGAGGGTAATGGCAGCAATGCCAGCAAATTTCGCCGCGAAATGTCAGTGTGGGAAGAGAAAGTAAATTGGAACTCGCTTGAAAAGCAACGCGACAAAATCGAAGATGGGTTTGAAAAGGTCGCTACGCCTATTTTAGAGGATTATATCAAGTCTGTGGCTGAAAATCCGAAGCAGAAAATCGAATTGCCGGCGGATTATGTGAAAGCCGTGAAGGAATACTACGGTAAGTCCTACAATTATGGCAAATTATCAGCTTCGGACGAGGAAAACAAGCCTGCGCCAAAGACCAAGGATGACGAAATCGAAAATACGGACGATTTCGTGGATTTTATCGTGAAAGACCAGACCGAAAGCATAAAGGAGTTGATTGTCGACGCAAATACCAGCGAGGCATCCGAAATGGCGGAGTTTTCGCCGAAAGCTTTTGTCACGGCTGGGCTAGATTGGGTCAAGCAAGCCATTGACGGCACGAAGTCGGCTATTTTCGGCAATGGGAACGATGCCGGTCGGCGTGCTGCGTTTAAGGTCTTTGACGAGGACGAGGATGCCGTCTATATGTGGTCTGCCCTGCTAGAAAATACCTGCGCAATCTGTTCTGGGCTGGATGGACGAGTATTTAGTCGCAAACAAATGGAAAAGTCCGACTATCAGCCAGGCGAAGTCCACTTGAATTGTAATTGTATTTGGGTTAGGATGACCGGTGAAGGCAAACCGACCGAAATTGACGGCTTGCCGGACAATATTGACGATTTATCACACCTTGTCACCACTAAGAAGGCAGACCTTAAAAAAGAAGGGCTGGTGAAGGATGGTGAAACCAAGAAAAATGCAATACAGCGAAATCAATTCAATGAAGTGAGCCATGGTGACACCCTGAAAAGCGTAGAAGATGGTATTCGGGATGAAGATGTCGAATATTTTGCAGCATTCGACAAGAATGGTGCGAAATTAAGCGAGCGAACCGACCTAGAAGTGGCAAGCGTCGGTGTACCGGACGACCTGCAAGATTATCTTATCAAGAACGATGTTAGCGTGGTTACGCATAATCACCCAGGCAGCAATGCATTCTCTTTTGATGACGCTAGGATCGCTTCACTCTTGGATGTTGATGAAATTCGTGCCGTGTCGAAATTATACGATTATTCCCTGAAAAAAGGCGAAGATGGTTGGGCTAATTTAAGCTATGAAGATGTGAAGGATCTGCGTGACTTCTACGGGAAAAAGGCTGCGCTAGAATTGAAGGTCAAGATTAAGCACATGGGTAAGATGAGCGACGATGATATAAGCCGTTGGCTGACAAACCGTGCAATGGAGATGTTTGCTAAAGATTTCGGATTGATTTATAATCGAAAGGAGGTTTAGTATGATTATAGACGACTCATTCAATATCAACGACATTAAGAACGAATTTAAGGTCGAAGAGAATAAGTATGGCACGATCCGCGTGGACGGAAAGACCGAGCGCGAGCTTCTTAGGGAATACCGTGCCAAATATGGCGAGGAAGCTTACAAGGAGCTGAAGGAGTCAATCGACAAGAAAAAAGCCGAAAAGTCCAAAAATTTGCAAAAATAAAGCCATAAGTGATATAATAAAAATAACAACACAGCGCAAGCTGTGTTTTTTTATGTATCAAGAAAGGAATTAGCTATGATCAAGTATTTGAATGATACTGACGAAGAGGTAAAGCTAACACTCCCGCCTAAGGAGGGTGAAGATTTACCAACTGAAATCACTGTAAAAGCTGGCGAAGAAATCGAAATCACCGATGATGTCGCATACGGCTTCTTGCACTATGATTTAGGCGCGAAAAAAGTGGAGGATGAAGGCAAGAAGGAAGATGGCGAGGACAAAACCGAGCCGGAACCTGAAGCTCAACCAGAAACCGAACCTGAAGCTGGCGAAAAGGTAGCTGAAGGTGATGTAGAAGAAGAAACTGAAGCCGAGGGTGAAACCGAGGAAAAGACCGAAGATGAGAACGCCGAGGAAGGCGAAAAAACCGACGAGAAGGCGGATGCGGTTGCAGAAGCCGAAGCCAAACTCTCGGAAGAGCGCGCAAAACTCGCCGAAGAGAAGCGGGCTTTGGCTCTTGAAAAAGCGGAAGCGAAATTTACCAAACTTTGCGAAGCTGGTCGGGCTGTGCCGGCGCAAAAGGAAGATTACATAGCCCTTTACCTCCACGAAGGCGAGGTTGCCCTTGCGGAAGGTAAAACAAAGACTGTCCCAGAATTGCTGGAAAGCTTGATGGAGAGTGCGCCTGCGCATAGTCTTTATGAAGAAGAAGGCAAAGATGGTGAAGGTAAGGATGAGCCTGAACTCACCAGCGAGGAAAAAGAAGTCGCTGAAAAATTGGGCGTATCCGAGCAAGATTTAATTAATCATAAGAAAAAGGAGAATTAAGATGGCTAATTTATCAGCAAGTCGCGATGATAAGCGTCAGGAAGGCGTACTCATCGATGTGCCATTCAATCAAAATACTATTTATGCCGGTGGTATGGTCTGCGTAGACGGTTCCGGTTATGCAGTGAAAGCTGACAACGCCAAGCCGTTCTTGGGCGTGGCAATGGAAAGCACCATTGATGCAACCAAAGAAGGTCGCAATTATATCCGCGTCTGGGTGAAGGGTGAATTTGAGTTCGACTTCGCCGATGTGGCTGCAACCGACCTTGGCAAGCATGTCAAAGTTGGTGCGGACGATCATACGATTGCTCTTGCAACCGAAGTAAGCTCGCTCGCAAGCACTACTTTGACCGCAGCTACCGCATACAATCTTATTGTCGGTAAGATTGTCAAAACTGATACGACTGCGAAAACTGTTCGCGTTGTATTAGGACTTTAATTTAATAGGAAAGGAATGAGAAAATGTCTGTTAATGTAATCAACGATGCAACTCTTGCCGCGATTGGCAGTAGCATTGAAACTCTTTACGAGAAAGCTCGTGACGGCGTAGAGGACAATCTTGCCGGTAAAGTTTACAACGAACGCAAGACCAACAAGTCGATGGTAGCAATCCGCTCTCTCGACGGCTTCGGCTTAATGCGCGAATTTAAGTCTGAGCGTCAGCCTGGCATTGTCGGTGAAGCTATCACCGTTGCCACCCCTGTAAAATGGGAGCGCACTATCGATGTCAAGCGTGAGGACATCGAGGACGATGATTATGGTTATATCACCGACCTTGCAAACTCCGTTGGTGTGGCTTCTAAGCGCACTCCAATTGCCGAGATTGCGAAAGCTTTGATGAAAGGCTTTACTACCACGCTTAGCGATGGTCAGTACTTCTTTAGTGCTGCCCACGGCAACTTGCAATCTGGTGCTTTGAATGCATCCAACTTGCAAGCCGCGCTCGACAAAATCGCTGCGCAAACCGACGCTAATGGCGGTGCTTTGGCATTCCAAGGTAAGGTGCTTGTCGTTGGTCCATCCAACACTTCGGCTGCGAAATCATTAATCGAAACCGAAACCATCAGTGGTACCACCAACATCTACTACAAGGCTCTCGACCTTGTAATCAGCCCATTCATCACTGACAATTCATGGTATGTCGTTGATAACGCTGAAGGTGTGATGCCATTATTGCTCGTCATGAGGATTGCACCCGACAAAATCGTGGCACGCGACGAAACCAATTCTGACCGTGCATTCGACAAGGACATTTACAGCTGGGGTACTCGTGGTCGCTTCTGCGCTGCCTACCACAACTATAAGTTGATTGTCGGCTCGACTGGCTCTTAATCTTAAGGCTAAAAGAGGGGGCGAAAAATCGCCCCTTCGAATTAGCCTTAATTAATAACAAAGAAAGGATTAATATGGCAAGGAAAAAAGAAGAAGAAATCGAAGAAACGCCAGAGGTCGAAGAGCCTGTGGTTGACGAAACACCCGCTGAGGAACCTGTCGAGGAACCTGCGGAAGATGAAACACCGGTCGAGGACGAGCCGGAAACGCCAGAGGTCGAAGAGCCTGCTGACGAGCCTGCGGATCCAGAACCAACCCCTGCACCAGCACCTAAGAAAGCAAAACTCACCAATTTTTATGTTGAGGGCTACGGGAATGTGCTTGGCAAAGATTTCGAAGATGCTTGTGCTAATGCCGAGAAAATAAAAGCCAAAATTCGGGAGCCTTAGTTATGGCAGAAACCACGCCTATTTATGAAACTACATTGAATATTTTGCGCGAAGCAGGCTTTGTCTTGCGGGTCGTGAATGAGCGCGTGGCTGAGGTGAATAATAAGGTCATTAGGACTGCTTTTGCGAATTATCTGAATGTTACGAATGGCGATGCGGTTGCAACCGTCGCCGATGTTGCAGTTATGGTCAATGGCACGGCGGTTGAGGTCAGTGCGATTAATGCAACTGACGGCTCAATTACGCTTGCATCGACACCAGCAGAAGGTGCGACCATAGAAGTGAGCTATTATTACTCACCAATTACGCTTGATTATGTCGAAACCGTGCGACAAGATGCGCAATGCGCCATTAATTCGAAGATGCGATTGGTTGACCCGTGTTCGCCTTACGCAGAAGGCAAGGTGCCTTATTGTGTGCGCATGATTACGCGTTTATGGGCGGCTGGGCTGCTCTTAGCTCGTGATTATGGGTATAATACCGATGTCGAATTGTCGTCGAAGGATGGCTACAAGAAAATCGAGGAAGCCAAAAGCTTGCTTGAGGACTTCTACAAAGAAGGCGGTGCGTGCGGAAGTAATAGTGAAGGTCAGCAAGAAACGAGTGGCGGTTCTGGGGCTGTTATTGCCGGCTCAGACGGTGATATGTTCGTGAAACCAAGTTGCCATTGCCGTGACGAAAGCGACCTTTGCTTTGATGTATGTTAGGAGTATGCCGTGTTTGATATTAGGGTAGACGGAGCCGGTGCAGTAATTCAAAACCTTGACCGAATAAATCGACAAGGTCAGAATTTGGGACCGGCTTTTCGCCAAATTGCCGGCGATCTACTTAAAAGCCACCAGATGAATTTTAGAAGCCATGGCACGCGCTTCGGTGAAAAATGGGCACCACGAAAAAGGGTCTATAAGTGGGCAATTCTCGAAAAGACCGGCAAAATGTCGCATAGTTTCAGGGGAAAATCTGACTCAAATAGTGCCGAGGTGACGAATGTGGTGTCGTATGCTAAATATCACCAGCTGGGGACGCGGAAATTGCCAATTCGTAATTTGATTGGTCTTGCTGGCGATGGTGGTAGAACCGACATCAATGAAGCGGTGCGAACCATTAGAAAACATTTAAGAGTAGGAGATAGCTAAAATGTACGAAGATCCAATACTTAGACGAATTGTCGATTTAATGAACCAATACGGTCCGAAAAAGCTGCGCGGCAGGTGGTCTATTGGCGACTCGCTGGCAGTGCCGAAAGGTCTATTACCGCACGCCTTTGTGGCTTATGATGCGGAAAATATAAGTGACATTGCGGCTGGCGAGCTTCGAGTGAATGCGATTGTGACGATTTCGGTGGCGGTCGATATGACCCGCGAAATCAATACTCCGACCGACCGTTCCGATGCTCACGAGCAGGTGGTCGAATTTATCAGCGCAAAAGATACGAATTCGTACCAATTAAAACCTGACTCGATTTTGGGTGCATTAAGGGCGCATCAAGACTTAGATTTAGCACGGAATGTGTATATTGAAGTTGGCAGCGAAACCACGATTGAATACGGCGTTGGTTTGGAAAAGCGTGGACCAGGCATTGTGACCGCTGAAGGTGTGATTACATTCCAAATTACCCACGATCAAGTCAAACCAGCTTGATTGCGGTACGGTTAAGCGTGTTTTGGTAGGATGATCATAAAACCGCCCCGAAGGGCGGTCGAGCCTATCAAACCAAAGAAAGGCTAATTCCATTATAACAAATAATCGCGATTATGCTATAATAAAACTATACCGCAGCGCAAGGCTGCGTTTTTTAATGTAAGGAATTTAATATGAGCGAGAAAAAAGTTAGCACCGCGCCAAAAGATGACGAGCAGGTCTACTTCCTGCCGGATTATGGCGTGAGCGTATCGGCAACTAGCCAAGAAGAAGCAATTAAAAAAGCGAAGGAGGCAAAATGAGTCAATTCAAGGGTAGATTAGTCAATGTAGGACTAGCACCGCAATCAAACTATACTACGCCGGTCACGACACCGGTTTATACCGTGCCTTGGATGGATTTAAGCCTGAAGGATACCATCGAAACGCTGCAAAACGAGTCCGCGAATGGCACAATTGCGCATTTTAATGACTCGATTGTGTCTGGCGTGCATGGTGAAGGCGAAATTCAGACGAAATTGTGGCATAAAGGTCTTTATTATTTCCTTTTGTGGATTTTCGGGCAGGCACCAACCAAAACATCGAATGGTGACGGTTCTTATAAGTACACCTTTACGATGGCAAATAATAATCAACATTTGGCGCAAACCGTGGTGGTCAATGATCCAAATAATCCATGCTATTTCCCGACCGCTGTTCTCAGCGAGGCGACGATTGCATGGACTCCATCCGATTTTGCCACTTTGACCGCATCTTTGATTTCGAAAAAATCGGTTGCTGGCAGCGCATTTACGCCTGCTTATGTCGACGATGCAGAATTCAAGCCAAGCCATCTTGAACTCAAGATTGCCGACAGCGTGAGCGGTTTGTCTGGGGCTTCGGCTGCGACCTTATTCACTTCGGTGAGTCTTGCGGTGAGCAAGAATGTCGAAGGCACGCAAACTTCGGACTCTGGCGTTGATTATGGCGCATTTATGAATGGTGACCTTGAAGCGACCTTATCATTCGAGAAGCTTTACAACGATACGGTTTATCGTGCGCTTGCCCTTGATGGCACCAAGAAGGCGATTTCGTTTGGCTTTGTCGACCCTGATAATAAAGCCGGCACCAATACCAATACTTCCCTGAAATTCATCTTACCAAAGGTGAAGCTCAGCTCGTATGAAACTTCGTTTGGTCTTGGCGATACCGCGACCGAGTCATTTGAAGCCACTGCGCTATTCGATGCGACCGCTGGTTCATTGATTACTGCGGAACTTGTCACGAAGTATAGCATCTCTTAAAATTTAAGCTTATCAACCAAAGAAAGGAGCCAAAATGGCACAAGAAAATATCACTATTAATTTACCGGTAAGTGGCGAAATCGCTATTATGCGCAGTTTTATTCCGCATAAGGTTGCGCGGGCGATTAATTCGACATTTCTCGGTAAGCAAAAGGTAGACCTTAAAAAAATCAAAGCCGCGAATGATAACGGCGACCAACCAAAAGCAGACGATGTGCTTGCGGAAATGGAGTTGACCGGTGACGATTTAGCGTTGCTTAGCGACAAATTAGTCAATGGTCTGGTCATCCAGCTCGGTGAGCATTATGCTGCCACGGAGTCCTTGACGAATTATCTGGACGAGTTGCCGGAGGCGGATTTCAAGCTTTTGTCTGAAAAAGCCAATGCGATCTATTCTAATTATCAGGAAACGACAAGCCCAAAATCCTAGCGGCGTGGCAAAATGCTTATGCGAGTGAGCTAAGGGTGCCAAAATCCGGCTCTGTCGCGCCGATATTCAGCGATACTATTATTTGCGAGAAGATGGGCTGGACTTATGACGAACTGCAAGAAACCCCTGAATACTTTATCGACGCGCTGGTCGCAAGATGGGCGGTCGAGCAAAAATATCAGGAGGAGGAGCAGAAAAAGCTAAAAGAACGCATTAAATTTCCGAAAAAAGCGAGAGCGTGATATAATGGAATTATAGAAACAGCGCGAATGCGCTGTTTTTCTATGTCCACCTAGAAATTAAAGCCAAAGAAAAGGAGCAAACTATGGATGAGAAAATCAAGAAAATAATCGGAGCGATTGTAGCCATCATTGTCGGCGTTCTGTGCGGTTTTGGTGTGTATGTCGCAGTAAAACCTACGGGCGAAGTCGAAACTAAGGTAGAAATACCCGAAGCCGTAATTGAATACAGCAAAGAAGATGCGTCAATTCCGGAAGTAACTGAAGGAGTGGATGGCGTTGAGTATGGTCAGGGCGAAGTTACGGTAGATGGGGAGGAAATCAAGACCGTTGAGTCAGTCGATGCTACTGGACCACAAGTAAATTTCGAAGATGAGGTACCATGCCCTGAAGGTGAAGAATGTGGACGCGGTGCTACTTATCCTTATGTTGATACTAGTACTCCTGAAGCATTCATTAATGCAACATTAGGGGGCTGTTACGATGTCGATGGTTATTATAATGAACAATGCTGGGACTACGCAGCTCTGTTTTTCCTTAATTACGCTGGTCACACTTTTTATACCTGTGGAACTGGCGCAGCTAAAGGGGCGATTGCTGATGGTTGCTGGCAGAAAAATGCAGGCGATGAGTTTGTGATGATTTGGGATCCAACTCAACTCCAACCAGGCGACATCGCAGTATTCAACAACGGAACTTTCGGTCATGTCGGTGATGTGACTGGCTATTACAATAATGGGTACATTACATTGGCTGGACAAAATCAGGGCGGCGGTTTATGTGCTGGTTCTACTATGGGCGCAAGAGTCAATATCATCAATATCAGTCTTAAATACTTCGCTGGTGCGTTCAGACCAAAATCTTACATAAAACCTGAGCCGACACCGGAACCAACCCCTGTGATTGAGGATTGCAAGACTATCGAAGTCAAAGCTGGCGATACGCTTGGCGCAATCATGAAGCGTTGCAAAGGCGAAATAAAGTGGGGTGAAGCCATGAACGAGTACGCTCGTCATTGGTATTCAATCAAATATGCACTTTACCCGACAGTTTATGATGGTTGGGCTTCGCTCGGCAGATATGGACTATTTGCTGGTGATGTAATCGAGTACAGGGACTAAGCCATGGATGTGGGCGCGGTGGCAACAATAGTTACGACAATAATAGTTGAGGCGGCAGGCATTATAGGGCTACTCATAAAGCAAAGTGGGGAGCGAAAGCAAAATGCCATCGAGCAAGCCCGCCGTGACCAAGCCATAGCCGATGAATTAAAGGATATCAGAAAAGACCAAGCTCGAATGGAAAAGAAAATTGACGAGCACAATGGCTACGCAAAGATGTTTTCCGAACAATCCGAGAATATAGCGTCCATTAAAAAAGATGTCGAATGGCTAAAAAAGAAATAGGTTAGCTACAAAAATACTCCGCTCATCACGGAGTATTTTTTTATTGGATGTTTCCATCAATCGTAATCATTTCGATTTTGCCATTCAGCTCACTCAGGCTGCATTCAAACTCATCAAATGTCACGGAATGTATATCGTCGTCCATTAGGCGTGTCCAATACTCACTTATGGTTTGCTCTGATAATGTGGGCGAATAGGCTTTGGCAAATTCTGCAAAAGTATTTTTATAATCGTCATTGGTCTTTTGCCGCTCACCTTTTATGACGGTTTCAAATCTGTTTCCATGGGTGTTCGATACAACGATTTCAAAACCAGCTCTATTAAATGTTATTTGGTCGTCATGATCACTGCCGTGGTGGTAATAATTTTGAACCGAAGCGGTGTCGATGGGGTTAGTCAAATTTGACTGATTAAACCGTTCTATATAGCTGGTCATCTTGTCGGCTTCTTGCCCTGCCGGCTGTTCATTTTGCTTTGGGTATAATACTGCGCATAATATGCCGACGGCAATAATTGCGAGCACAATGTATAAAGTTTTCCGATTTTTCAAGGTCTTATCTCCCATTTATTAATTCTATTATACCAAAATTATGGTAAAATATGAATAAGGATACAGCGCAAGCTGTATTTTTTTAATTTAGGAATTTATTATGGCAGTTTCAAATTCGATTAAAGTTACAATTACGGGTGACGCTTCGTCGCTTAATAAAACGATGAAAGAAGCAACCGCGTCTGTCGAGGATTTTCAGGAAGGTACCGAAAAGACCGGATCCAAAGCAAAATCAATCCTTAAAGGCATCGGTGTGGGTGCGGCTGCGGCTGCAACTGCGGCGGCTGCGATGGCAGTAAGCGTTGCGAAGGCTGCGGTCGAAGGTTATGCGAACTATGAGCAATTAGTTGGCGGTGTCGAAACGCTTTTCAAAGACTCGGCTGACCAAGTGCAGAAATATGCGTCAGAAGCCTACAAAACGGCTGGGTTGTCGGCGAATGCCTACATGGAGCAGGCGACTTCGTTCTCGGCAAGTCTTTTGCAGGGTTTGGGCGGTGATACCAAGGCGGCGGCGGATTACGCCAACCAAGCCATCATTGATATGGCTGACAACGCCAATAAAATGGGCACCAGCATCGAAAGTATCCAGAACGCTTACCAAGGTTTCGCAAAGCAGAACTATACCATGCTCGACAACCTTAAATTGGGCTATGGTGGTACTCGTGGCGAAATGGAAAGGCTTATCGAGGACGCAAATAAAGTCAAGGAAGCCAATGGCGAAATGGCTGACCTTACCATCGACAATTTCGCCGACATGGTCGAAGCGATCCATATTATTCAAAGCGAAATGGGAATTACCGGCACCACGGCTGAAGAAGCTTCGTCGACCATTCAAGGTTCGATTGCTTCGCTCAAAGCTTCGTGGGAAAACTTGCTTGTGGGTATGGCGGATGAGAACGCCAATATGGACCAGCTTATCGGTCAGTTCGTAGAAAGTGCGTCAACCGCTGCGCAAAACCTACTCCCTAGGATTGAGCAGACGCTTCTTGGCGTTGCCCAGCTTATCGAGAAGCTTGCGCCTATCATTATCGAAAAATTGCCAGGCATGATCCAGACGCTTTTGCCGGCATTCTTGAATGCTGCGATGCAAATTCTCAAGGCACTCGTGAAAGCTTTGCCGGACATTCTAACCATGCTTATCACGGCGATTGTCGACTTCTTGACCGACCCTGAAACCATCATGTTAATTATCGAAGCGGCGGTCACTCTGTTTATGGGTCTTGTGGAAGCCATACCGAGAATATTGGGAGCTATCTTTGGGGCATTTGGCAAACTATTCTCTGGTCTTTGGGAGTTACTTAAGAACTCATTTGGCGATTTCGTGGCGAAATTCGGCGAATTCATCGGCGGAATATTCAAAGGCGCAATCAATGGCATTTTGACCTTTATCGAGAACTTTATCAACGCGCCAATCGACCTTTTGAACGGCTTTATTGGGCTGATTAATAGCGCATTCGGCTGGATTGGCGTCAATCTTGGCTATATCAACCGTATCCAACTACCAAGGCTCGAACAGGGTGGTATTATTCCAGGCGACTCATATTCTGGCGACCATGTGCTGGCACGAGTGAACTCTGGCGAGATGGTGATCAACCGCGAACAGCAAAGCATGCTCTGGGATGCCATTCAAAGTGGCAGGCTGGGCGAAGGCGGTGCGAATGTGGCGATTGATGAAGGCGCGGTGGTGGTGAATATCAGTGGTGTGTCTGGAAGTCCAACCGAAATTGGCGATGCGGTGGCTGTTGCGACCGTGAAGGCAATTCGACGGGCATTCAAAAGTCAGGGCGTAGAACCTTTAATTGCTAACGCAGGAGTATTAAGATGAGCATAATTTCAATCAATGGAACACAGCTTGACGAACAACCGTCTGGTCTGAATGAGATGTGGGCGAGTATCGGTACGACGCAAACATCCATCAACGGAAATAAGCAGCGCACCGGATTTGCCGGTCGAAAAAAGGTTGTTATGAGCTGGAACTTTGCCAAGCCGGAAACGGTTAGGCTTTTTAAGGCATTAGAGGACGCTGTGAGCGCAGTTTCGTATGCAAATGATAATTCGGGCACCTATGGCGGCGCAGTGGCGTTTTCAGGCATTATTTCGGTCAATGCGGGCGAATATCAGCGCGGTGGCAGCCAACTCACGAAGCTAACTGTAACAATCGAGGAAGGCGAGGCATATTCTGCATGAAAAATGTGTCGACTAATTTTCTCAACAAGGTCAAATCGTCAGTAAAGCAAATCGATGCGGATGTGCTTTTCGCGTGGGACAAGAAAATTGACGACAGCAGGGCGTTTTTCGCATTGGACACTTCGGCTTTGGATGGTCCGGATATTCTTTGGAACGGCAACCAGCAAACGATTGCATTTATGGATCGTTATGAGTATACCAGCGAAAAGAAAAATCTGAAAAGCTGGCAAGTGTCGCGCAAGGTTTCAAATCATCCGTGGGGCGTGATTTCGAGCACGGCAACCGTCGAGCTAAATAATGCAAGCGGGCGATATTACCAGAACAGCACTGACCCGAATACGAAAAATATCTTGATTGACGGCTACGAATTAGATGCCTATAACGCCTATTCGATTGCTGCGAATTCCAATACTTTGAGTGTGGCAAGTGGCACTCAGAAGCCATATACTTTGCTTATCGACTGCGAGCCAAATACTCTTTACCGAATTACGAAAAGCATGCAGGCGAGCAATAATGTGCTGCGTGTGGGCACAAACTCGACCGCTTTGCCGGAGGGTGGCACGCTGAATAATGTGGTGAGGCGGGATGATTACGATGAAGTCCTAATCACGACGGGTGCGAATGACCATTTCATGTATATTTATTATGCCAGCAATACGACGAATGCGCATGAAGCTTTGGAAACCCTGACCATCAAGCCGGTTTTGCTCACGAATTGTAATCTGCCGAATAGACCGGTAAAAATTCAGGTCGGCATCGATGGTGAAAGTATTAATGTTTTCACGGGTTACACTTCGCGCCCAGAAATCTCAATCACGAATTCGACTTTTAAGGTGACCGCTTACGATGCTATGTCGTATCTGTCAACGGTGACATCCGACCTTACTGCTATCATCAGCCAACCGCTCGATGTGATAATCGAGGCTTTGCTGCTCGAAGCTGGCTTTACCAGCGACCAATTCGTATTGGAAGCCGGTGTACAATTAAAAATCGACTATGTTTCGCCGAAGGGACGGAATGTGGCGAACCTGCTTGACGAATTATGCGCTGCCGAGCAGTATTTATTGTTTGCGGATGGCGATGGCATCATCCATGGTTGGAATGCGAACCATTATGAAGTGCGAAATGGCAACGAAGTCTGGCAGACCGATTTTGATAATGCGACCGAGCTTGGCTGGGGTAGTACTAGCGTACTGAATGATGTGAAAGTCAAGGCGACTCCATATCGTATCGTGCCGACCAGCAAATTCTTTGCCACGAGCGACCCGACCGAAGATTATTTGGTGCCGTCCGATGGCACTATGACGCTGTGGCTTGACCTAGTGGATGCCGACGGCAATAAAATCTACGCTATCGACTTCGATGAACCAGTCGAGAACTCCAATGTCGGCTCAAGCTTTACCACGAACACCGACATGGACGGCAGTGGACCAGATACCAGCGGAATTGTCGAGGTTATCGAGTGCTTGAATTTCGGTGACTCCGTGAAAATCACCTTTGATAATCCTAGCGGGCTGGATATTTATGTAACGAGCGTGGCTCTCGTGGGTACAAGTGCGCAGAAAAAGGAATTCGTAGGCATTGAAGCTTATGATGCCGAGTCGATTGAAGATTATGGTGTTAATCCAGACGAAAGCGAAGGCGAAATCTACAATATGGAGTCGAATTTCATTCAGAATGAGGACTTTGCTACGACGATTGCGACGCGGGTGGTCGAATTATACGCTCAACCGCAAAACAAAATCGAAACATCCATATTTTTCGCACCACAGCTTGAAATTGGTGACCAAATCAAGGTGGTGGTCGGCAGATTTGGCACGAAAAATACCTTGCTGTTTGGTATGGATCTAAGTGGCGACTCTGAGGGGAGTTTCAAGCAGAAAATCTACCTTGAGGAACGACCGAATATCACTTATTTCCATCTCGACTCGTCAAAGCTTAATGGACCGGATGTATTAGCAATTTAGGAGGACAAATATGGCAGTGACAATAAGAAAAACGCGCGGAGGGCAAAACATATTCAATAATGCCGAGATTAATATCGGGCAGAACGGCGGTGGGCTGAATTTCTACGCCGACGATGGCACTTTGCTTATGCAGGGCGACAAGAATGGGCTGACTATTCAGGATGCCGATGGGACAAAGCGTTCAAGGCTAGGAACGCAGCCGGACGGCTCGCGTGACTCATTCTTTGGCATTACAGCCGATGGCGAGGAGCTTGAATAATGCCGCGGGTGCTGAAGTATTTAGTAGACTCAAGAACGCCGACCGATATGGTGGTTTTAATCCATACCGGTTCATATACTGGACCTGGGTATGTCGACATTGTGGTACCGCATGGGCTACCATTCGTGCCGTTGCCTTTTGGTATTTACTCGATTGATGATGGTGTGACTTGGAACTCGCTTGAAGTCACCAATGGTAACGCATTCGGCAGCACGATTATTGCCGATGCGACAAATATTACGATTGGAATTCGGGTGGAGCAAAGCACCACCACGACATTCCTGATTAAGCTGTTTGCCTTTGCGCCGTCTGGCGTGTATTCGATTATTCAGTCGCCTATTCCACTGTCAAAGTATTTCATCGACTCTCGCAAAACCTACGACCAGCTGTTGTATGCTGGTGCATTTCAACCATCATCGTCGAGTTCACCGCAGACTATCGTCAAGCACGACCTAGGTTATAAGCCACGAGTTATGCTTTGGCAGGAACTCACCGCCGGTACCATTGTAAGCATGAGAAATGGGTCAATAATGAATACGGCATGGGCTAGTACCGCGCAGGTGCCGATTGTAACCGACACCGAACTCCAATATTTGTATTACAGTAATATTCAGGGGGCTGAACCGCCGTATCGCATTCATTATCGGCTGTATAGGGGGTCTAATGGGTAAGATTGGGCAATATAACGCTGGCTCGGTATTTCCAACGATGGGAAGGCTCAGGCAGGTCACGGAAACGGTCACGCTGGCGGCTGTCACGCTGGCTCAGGACGAGTATACGCATATTACCAAAGAAATTTCGGTCGGCTCTGGTCAGCTGACAAATATCACGATCGAACTCGATGGTACCACCTACCCGCTCGATGTTCTCATGATTATGGACAATGATTGGGACCTTGAAATTTGGTGCGAAAGAAAAACCGCCACGACAATTCAAATCACGATCTATTTATGGAAGCATAGTGCTGGCACCGCCACGCATTCCGCAGTATCGGTGAAAGTTGCGCTTAATGCTTTCGACTTGCCGTAGGTGTGGTATAATGAAAATATAGCGGCGTGAATAGCCGCATTTTTTAATTAGTAAGGATTAATTATGGCATATCAAAATGTAAGCTTTTCAGCCGGTGAAACTCTCACCGCGACCAAAATGAACCAAATGGCTGCAAATGATGCGGCATTCCACGATGGCACCGGTATTGCCGATGGTGCTATTACGGCGGACAAGATTGATTTTGCGACATTCGCTGCGCCGAGAATGATAATAAATGCAACTCATCCATCTGGTCTAACTACCAATAATAGCATCTTAAAAATGACGAATATCGACAGCCTTTTCGAAGCCACTTCGTGCAGCGCGGAAGTAGACACTTCTGGGCGGGTAAAGCTAACCTTGCCTAATACCGGCACCTACATAGTCAAGGCAACATTTCAAGCATGGATTGGTGCCAATACGAATGACTACTTGCGTTTTCAGATTAGAAAATTATCCGGTAGCACGACCACCACTTTTGCCGACGGCATGGCTTACAAGGGTGGTGCGTGGGGTCATTTTGCCTTGTCAGGTGAAATCTCGGTCGCGAATAATGATTTGATTTTCGTCTACCTGAACTCGAATGGCAATAATTATTCAGATGGCAATATTTCGCCAACGAATACGCATATAATGATTGATGTTTATCAAGTTAGCTAATTCTTGGTGTAATAAAGCGTAATATAAGCGGTCATATTGGTTCGATTATTACCGGTAGTAATATTAATAGTCGAGTCATTGACCGTTATTGCGATAGAAGCAGCCAAACCGGATGGGTTCGCGGCATTGCCAATCTGAAAGAACTCGTTGTCAGCAGATCTGTGCGCTATGCCCTGAATATCCACAATCATATCTAAATTGGAAATATTGTGGCTCACCTGCTTCAATGCGGTGTTTGGTAGGGTGCCGAAATCGACCGTTTTTCTATAAATTGTCTTACCGTCAATCCATGTGCCAACTGCTTTTTCAGTGGTACTGAATGTCGTAAAATCAATCTTAGTCGACATTCATTTCTCGTCGTTGATTTTTCGGGTCAAATTTGGTATAATGTAAATAAGTGAACTCGGAGGTCGTCCATCGGTTTTGGTGGACGACTTAAAACTATCCTCAGATGGAGGTAAGTTTTGCGAGAAAAAGTATACTACTTTAAGCTGTATATGCCGGATGTCAAAAAGACAAATGGGGACTTGGCACTATTGGCATGGTATTCCGCCTTAAAAGACTATGCAAAACGATTTAGGCGCGACAAGAATGGCTTTACGCGGGTTTCGTCTGCGGTCTTTGAAAAAGACTTCGGGATCAACCGCGTGAAGGTTTGGAGAATGAACAAGAAGCTCGCGGATTTAGGGCTTATTTCCCTAGATGTTGCGAGGGGTGGTCGAACTTGGGTAGGATTTAAGGTGCTGTAAGTGTTGTAATAATTACAACGACATTAAACGGAGGTATTGAGGAGGTATCTCTGTTTTTTGTTTGTCAAGAGCTACTTGTGGAAAAGTATGTGCAAAACTATGTGGAAACTATGTGGGAAAGTGCCGGAAAACTGTGGAAAATAAGCATTTGCTGTTTCAAAAATGAAACATCAAGCCACCCCTGTTTGCTGTTTCAAAAGTGAAACGGCTATAAACCATATAACCATAATAGTAATAGTAGGCTCTCGCAAAAATCTTTTTAATAATTTTTTAATACGGGCGCACTCGGCTTCTTG